CGGATGTGGTCAGGCACGCTAGGTATTTGAGGTATCGGGCGGTGAAATGAAAAGCCGCCCGTAGGCGGCTGGTTGTTAGTATCCATCCGGAATTGGAGTCTTACGCAACTCAGCTCGCAGCCATCCCGTCCGCCCACGCCGCTGCCACTCTGCAGCCTCGGCCGGCGTGACGTTGGCCACGATTCGGACCGAGGCTACTTCTGCCTGGGGCTTTGGTTTGGCGCCGGAGTTGGGGCGGTAGCCGCCTCGTTTAGTGGTCATGGCAATTTTCCTTTTGGGCCCGCCCACACTCCTGACCGGACCTTGTTGATCTGCCAATCTCCGCGCCACCAGACGTATGCGCGGAAGGCCATACCGCAGCGCAGAACTCTTGATTCTCTGTCGCGCTGGTCGATTCTAACGTTCATCTCGTTATCCTGTCTGTTGCGCTGGCCCCTTTGGGGGCCAGGGTGGTTGGTCTTTTATTCGGCAACCTCATATCCAGATTTGATCAGGATTGATGCTTCTCGATTTGTTGCGGGCAGCCAATAGCGTCCGTCATCGCCAAGCAGCACCGGAACCCAGTAAACGCGCCGGTCTGATGCGCTTTGTGCGCTTGCGAGGGTGTTGTAGCGCATTGTTGTCTGAAGCGCTTGCTGTGTTCTTTTGGTCATCTCGTTCCCCTGTGTTTGTTGATCGAATGATTACATTGTACATGACTGTACAGGATAGTCAATAGGTGTGGGAGATTTTTTTCGATGGGGAAAGTCTAATGACATGGCCTTAGATGTGCTTAGACTTGCTTAGATGAGCTTATCGGTACTTAGCGGTCCTTGGAGGCCATTAGCGGACCAAACATCGCAACAGATCATTGTTTGAAGCTATCGCCAAGCATGGCATGATTGCGTAACTTAATCGTTAGGATGGGATGATGGCTGCTCCGGGGACAGTCGATTACGGCAGGATTGAGCCTGGATGGCGAGAAGGCTTGAAAAGCGTTCCGCAGTTGGCCGCCGAATACACGGCGGCGACTGGTCAGCCGATCACTCAAGCCGCCATCCGCAAGCACTTTGTCAAAATTGGAGTGCCGCGCGACCTGTCAGCAAAGATCAAAGCCAAGGCCGACGCGCTGGTATCGGCGGCGACGGTATCAGGATCGGTATCAATTTCGGGAAATGAAACCACTCCGGCCGAATCGGCGGTTATCACGAGCGCCGCGACGCAGAGCGCAAACATACAGCTGGCGCACCGCAGGACGTTCGAGAAGCTGAGGGAAAGAGCTGACAAATACGAGATCGAGCTGGAAGACTGCGAAGGAGATTTGCTCAAAAAGACGGCAATTTTGAAGAACCTGGCAGAAATACAAGTGAAGATCACGGACGCAGAGCGCAAGGCGTTCGGCATGGACCGAGAAGCGCCAGTCGAAGACGACCCGCTGCAATCTCTCCTGTCTGCCATCGCCGGTAAAGTCATCGGGCCGCGCAGTGTCGGCTGAACCGCGCAACATGGCAGCGCTCAAGGAGATTTTGAGCGACCCGCGCAAGCGCATTGAATCGCTCTACAAGATCATCACCAAAGGCGACGGCGACGATGATCTGGTAGTTCGATTTGTCCCTAACGTCGTGCAGTCGCAACTGATTGATGCTCTATGGCACAGGAACCTGGTGCTCAAGGCTCGCCAACGCGGCATCACAACGCTGATCGCAATCCTCTGGCTCGATACAGCCCTGTTCGCTGATGGCCCGATGTACTGCGGCATCGTGGCGCACGAGCGAGAGGCGGCAGAAGAGATCTTCCGTACCAAAGTCGTCTTCGCTTACGACAATCTTCCGGCCGGCATCAAGCGGCTCTGTCCAGTGATCAAGAAGACGGCGACAGAGCTGGTGTTTGGACATAATGGGGCGACCATCCGCGTTGCCACATCAATGAGGTCAAGCACAATTCACCGGCTGCACGTGTCAGAACTTGGTAAAATCGCCGCGAAATACCCTATGAAAGCGCGCGAGGTGCTGACAGGCAGCGTCCCTGCCGTGCCTGCGTCTGGCGTGCTGGTGGTCGAGAGCACCGCAGAAGGGCAGGACGGTGCTTTTTACGACCTGTGCAGCATCGCCAAAGCGTCAAGCGATTCAGGCGCGACACTCAGCCCGAAGGACTACAAATTTCACTTCTATTCGTGGTGGGACGCCGACGAGTATCAGATAGACCCGTCGCTGGTATCAATCACCGATACCGACAAGGAGTATTTCAGGCGCGTTGAGGCCATCATCGGACGGCCAATCCAGGACGAAAAGCGCGCCTGGTATGTGGCCACTCGGCGCGCTGACTTCGCCGATGACGCCCCGTTGATGTGGCAGGAGTACCCGAGCTATCCTGATGAGGCGTTCGCTGTCTCAATGGAAGGCTGCTACTACGCGACTCAGATCACCACTGCGCGTTTGCAGGGAAGGATTCTTGACCGGCTGCCTAAGATCAGCGCTCCAGTCAATACGTTTTGGGACATTGGCAAGGGCGACATGACGTGTATCTGGCTGCATCAGCGCGTAGGGCCAGAAAATAGATTCGTCGGGTACTACGAGGCCAGCGGCGAGGATTTGGACCACTACGCTACGTGGCTGCAGCAACAGGGCCATATTTACGGCACGCACTACCTGCCGCACGAAGCAGACCATAAACGCATTGGCCGCGACCCGGACAGTAACCAAAGCATCCGCGAGATGCTTGAGGAACTACTGCCTACCCATGACTTCGATGTGGTTCCGCGCGTGACTCAGATAATGGCTGGAATTCAAGCCACTCGCCGGCAGTTCAGTACATGCCTGTTTGACGGCACAGCTTGCGAGAAAGGCATCAAACGCCTAACCGCATACCGCAAACAGTGGGATAAGGCGCGCGGATGCTGGTCAGAAAACCCGGTGCACAATGACGACTCTCACGGATCGGATGCGTTCAGGCAGTTTGGCCAGGTGGCCGACAAAGGCTCAACGTTCGTGGTCGCAACGCACGCAAGCCGGACTGGCGGCAGAAGTGCAGCAAGCTGGCGCGCCTGAAAAATGCACCAAGCATGGTATAAGCGCAGCGATAAGACAGGATTGATTGACTATGGCTAATCCGCAACCGCTATCGCTCGACGAATACACCGCAATATGGACCGAGATCACGGAGCAGCCATCCTGGCGCGCCGAGGCTGACCGTCAGGCCGATTACATCGACGGCAATCAGCTCGACGCCGAGATCCTGCAGCGAATGAAGACGCTTGGCATCCCGCCGGCAATCGAGCCGCTGATGGGGCCGGTGCTCGCGTCAGTGCTTGGCATGGAAGTGCGCAACCGCGGAGACTGGAAAGTAAGGCCGCAGTCGCAGGAAGACAGTGCTGATGTGGCCGACGCGCTAAACTACAAGCTGCACCAAGCCGAACAGAGGTCAAAGGCCGATATTGCGTGCTCTGAAGCATTCAAAAGCCAGATTGGCCCCGGCATCGGGTGGGTTTATGTCGGTCGCGAGGAAGACCCATTCCGCTACCCGTATCGTGTCGAGCAAGTGCCGCGCAATGAGATGTTCTGGGACTGGTTTGCAAAGCCGGACATGAGCGATGCGCGTTACATGATTCGCCGTCGATGGTTCGACAAGAGAATCCCAGAGCTTGTATTTCCTCAGCATAGAGAGTTGATTCGCCATACGGTCAGCTCATGGTCTGACTACGGATTGGGGCACTCGATTGACGACGGCGGAATGCTGCCTGACCTGGCGTACAGTCAAGAGCAAGAACGCGAATGGTCAATCGAGGAAATGAATTGGCGCAACACCGCGCAGAATCGCGTGGCAATCTGCGAATGTTGGTATCGTCGGTGGGATCGAGTGACCGTCATTCGCTCGCCCGATGGCCGTGTGGCGGAGTTCGACCGCGAAAACTCCGCGCATGTCGTTGCAGTGGCGCAAGGGATTGTGTCTGTCGAGCAGGCCCTGGTGTCTCGCGTTCGCCTGTCATGGTGGCTTGGTCCTCACAAGCTGGCCGACGTTGAGCATCCAGAGAAGCACAACAAATTCCCCTACGTGCCGTTTTGGGCGATGCGCGAGGACCGGACCGGCGTTCCGTTCGGCCTGGCTCGCGGCATGGTCTATCTGCAGGACCAGGTTAACGCGCTGCACTCCAAGCTGCAATGGATGCTGGCTGCGCGTCGTGTCGAGCGCACAGAGGGCGCAGTGGTTGGCGATGATGAACAATTCCGGCAGGAAGTCGCGCGGCCTGACGCTGACATCATCCTCAGCGCCAAAGCGATGCGCGACGGCGGGATATTCAAAGTCGAAACCGACCTGCAGCTATCCGCGCAGCAATTCCAGCGGCTATCGGACTCTCGCGAGGCCCTGCGCAGGGTGGGCGGCATCTACAGCGAGTTCCAAGGGCAAAACAGCAACACAACGTCTGGAGTTCAGTTCAACAGCCAAGTTGACCAGAGCAATCAATCGTTGGCCGATGTCTTGGACAACTTCAAGACGGCGCGCACGGAAGTGGGTGAATTGCTGTTGGCGCTGATCATCGCAGACACCATCGGCAAGCCGGAGCAGGTATTTCTTGATGGTAATGGTCTCGTTGAAGACCGCACAATCGCGCTCAACACGCCGACGACCGACGAAGACGGCTTCGACTATCTGGATAACGACGTGTCACGCGTGGCGCTGACGGTCGGCATTGATGATGTGCCATCGGCCGCGACATTCAAACAACAGCAGCTTGCCGCAATGTCTGAAGCGTTCAAGGTGATGCCGCCGCAGTTCCAGAGCGTCACGCTGCCGTTCATGCTGGCGTTGATGGACCTTCCGAACCGAGATGACCTCATCCGCGAAATCAAGGCCGCGGCCGGATCGACCTCGCCAGAGCAAATCGAGAAGATGATTCAGAATGCGGTCGAGCAGGAGCGCATGAAGTCGCACACGGAACTGGAGATCCAGAAGATCAGGCAGCAGCAGCCGCTGATTGATGCGCAAGTCAGCAAGGTGGCGGCAGAAGCAGCCACCAAGGCGGTCGAAGGCTTCTTCTCGGCCACTCGCGCAGCAAACGAAATCGCCATGATGCCGCAACTGGCGCAGTCTGCTGACCAGATTCTCCGGTCGGCAGGGATGCCAGACAAAGACGCTGCGCCACTGATCGCGCCAGTTCCTGCTGGAGTTCCTGCGGCAGACCTTCCGCAAAACACTTCGCCGCTATTCCCAGCAAATCCTGATGTCGGACTCAATGCCGGCATCGAGCAATCAGGAGCATGACAAATGAGCTTTCTACAAGAAACCGCCACTCGATACGGCGCAGTCACAAAAAGCGATTCAACGGTGTTGCAGTTCAAGGCGCTCTATATCGGCGGAGCCGGTTCGGTAGTGCTCAAGCAAGCCGGAACTGACGGTGCTGATGTCACGTTTGCCGCCGTCCCCGCAGGCACAACTCTTTATGTGTGCGGCACGCGAGTAATGGCAGCATCAACGGCAACAAACGTTGTTTGGCTTGATTGGTAGTATTCACCAAGCATGGTATAAAACTTCTGCCCGCCGTGATGGCGCGCAATCCGTAACCTGGAGCTTTCCCGAAAGGGCAGGCATTTTGATTTACCCGCTTGCATCTCGCCCGCAGCACAAGCGATATGTGACGGATAGCCCACCGTGATGGTGCGCAGATCCTGTAGATGGAGCGACAAATGAAAGACCTGGACTACTTCATGGCTAACCCTGAAGAATTCGAGAAACTGTCTGACGAAGACCGGATGCTTCTCGCCAACGGCGAGCCGGTCGAGGGCGAGATTACCGGCGAGTCGCCCGACGCCGATTCAACGACAGCAGAAACCGAAGATCAGGGAGACGAAGGCCAGGAGGCTGAAGGCCAAACAGAAGAGCAAGTCGTGCTGGCGAAGGATGGTAAGCACACCATTCCTTTCGATGAACTGCAAAAGGCCCGCGACGCAGCGGCTTTCTGGCAAGCGCAAGCAGAAGAGGCAAAGCAGGCCATTCAGCAGAGGCAAGAAGCGCAGGTTCAGTCTCAGCAAGTTGGCCTGAAGGCGCTACGGCGTCAGCTGCGTGATGCTACTTTGCTGGAAGACGATGCGCTGATTGACGATCTTGAAAGCCAGATCGACGCAGAGCTGGTTCGCGTGGCTCAGGCGACGGCGCAGCAGCAATTCTCCGCTGCAATGGCCGCAGCCAACGAGCAGGCAGAGCAGCGAGCCATTACAAGCACCGCCGAAAGCCTGATCGCCAAGTATCCGGCGCTCGACCACACCAAGCCAACCGCCAACGCCGAAGCAATCGCTGTCGTGCAAGCGCTCAGTGCGATGTACGCCAATGATCGCCCTCGCGCTACAGCGCTTTCTGATGCTGTTGCCAAAGTGGCCAGCATGTTCGGCATGGATGGCGGCAACAGCCAGCCCGACCTGTCCGACGCAGCAGCAAAAGCCGACAAGGTGATCGCCGCAGCCAAGGCTAAACCAAAAGTCCCGTCAAGCATGGCGTCCATTCCGTCAGCGCCCACTCCGCCATCGGATGAAATGCAGGCGATTGGGCAAATGTCCCTGCAGCAGATGCAGGACAAGATGATGGACATGCCGCGAGAAAAAATCCTCGCGCTTCTGGCCCGCCAGATGTAACACCGAAACAACTCCCGCCGTGATGGCGCGAATTCCTCTACAGGAGCATCAAAATGGGTACTACAACCGTAGCATACGGATCTGACCAACAAGTTAAGATCCAATCGGTCGGCCTCTTCGCGGCTTGTATGCAGCGCAAGACCGGCCTCAATCGCATGGCCGGCAAGATGAGCAAACAAGCCGACGCCAGCGGCAATATCCGCATGGCCTCGACCAACAAGATGCCGATTGTCCGCGTTCAGGAACTCTCGAAGGCAGCCGGCGACGAGGTGACGTTTGACCTCGTCAACCCGATCAAGGCAGTTCCGATCATGGGCGACGAGTGGGCGCAAGGTAAGGGCTCAGTGATGACATTCTCGGCCGACCGCCTGCGCATCAATCAGGCCCGTTTCCCGGTGTCTGCTGGTGGCGCCATGTCGCAGCAGCGCACGCCGCACCAACTGCGCCCGCTGGCTCAAGACCAAGCGCTATCGGCTTTGGAACG